GTACGAACTGATTGGATGGCACACTGAGAGTAATTAGAAGTAAATGGACAAGTAACCTGCAAGGCCTGTTGTTGACCAGTGCAAGTCATATGAGAAGCTAATGAACCATAAGAGCCTAAGTTTGTTTCAATAAGAGGTTGACGATCTATATCGTCCTGTAAAAGGGGATAGAAAGTAGCTTTTAAATTAACGGCGTCTCGAGAAATCGGAACAAAAGAGTAATCGATTCCTCCAGACCAGAAAACATAGGACTGGCAGGCCATCGCCAAACCATCCTGTTGAGGATTTAAGGAAGCTGGGCCGATGCCGAAGCCTTCAGGAATATTAATGAGTTGAGCCTGCATGGTGTACATAGGATTAACTATAATTTGGACAGTGAAGGTGTCATATCCATCTCCAGTGTCCAACCAACGAACAGACCAGATGCCTTGATAACCCGCCCTTCGGCAGGGGTCTCGTACATCTCCGACCGCTTGATTGGTCATCTGACATGGTTGAACTGAAAAATTGGAATTGACAGGTTCGGTTCCTCCTTGAGGAGAAAATTCGGGCTCGTCTCCTTGCATCTCTGCAGGTGTGGCGAGAGCGGGTGGGTAGTTGGTATTGACTACAAACTTCTCGGGGAAAAGGAAGGGATCATGCATGAGGGACTCGCAGAAAAAGTTATCTGCAGAGCACACCCACACATTGCAGGGGATAGAGCTAGAAACAGCATTAGTGATGGTTAAACGAGTAGCCACACGGACAGTTATCCAGCCCATAATGGTTCTGTCATCGGTCTGATCGTAATTGACTTGCGCCCAATCATACCACGACTTCCTCGGTATTGTTGAGGACCATTCGGGGGTGAAGGAGAACTCTTTCTGTCCTGCGACATCGAAAATTTTAGAGTTGGCATTAGTAGCCTGAGCGAAAGTTTCAGAACCTCGTCCTGAGTAGTCGTTAGGGACATATGTACAATAAAGTTTGCCGGTGTGGATAGCTGAAGGTACAAATTGGAAACGGAAAGTTAATGAGCCGCTCCAAAAACGAAAGCGCGAAGATATAGAACGTAAAAATGTTGAATATGTGCGGTTATAAGTTGCTGGGACAGGAACGTTAGCAGCGTTGTTGGCATTATCGGTGATGTTAGCATACTGACATAAGGCAGGAGTAACGGGGAAAGTGGCAAGAACTGCTCCCGGTGCTTGAGAGTCCGACCAGTTAAACTGGGTGAACATCATCGGGACTTTCATGATGTTGGCGAATTTGAGTTCTTCAGGGCCAAAACAGGAAAAAGAGTTGTCAGTCTGGCCTCCCATAGGGGCAGCATCCAGACGGACGTACGGAGCAACCCCTTGGGTGTGAGCCAGGGGCGCTATGGGGAAGATCATATTTTGTGTAGCACGCATAGGATCGGGGGGCTTGTCCATAAAGAGGTCTTTTAGGGTATTAATCCCTGAGGACACGGCTCCTCCCCAATTCCCAGTGATGCCATTCCAGATGGTTCCTGCAACTCCTCCAGCGAGCGATACTCCTTTTTCCCACCACGCACGCTGAGCGGACTGGCGGGGGGGACCATACTCTCCTTGAGAGTCAGCAGAAACCTTGAC